ATTGGAATTAAATTAGCCATTTCACCATCAACATAACCATTTCTTTTAGAAATAAATGTGCAAAGGGTATCAAATGGGTTTGAATAAGTCTTACCCCATTTTTTACAATCTCTTTCATAATTTTCTGTTTTTACTAATTTCATAAAATCATCTAATTTAGCAACGACATTTCCAAAGGAAAGAATACTTTTTCTTAATTCATTATATCTAGTAACCATTTCTGTGGCAAAACATTCTTCTAATCTGGCAAATAATAAAGAATCACAACATTCATATTCTTCTGGGCATTTTCTATTATATAGATATACTTGTGCGCCACCTGTATTAGCACCCCAAATAGAATCCATATCGTATGCACTGCATCTCCATATAACTCCATCATATGTACACATTATAAGATTTTTTCCTAATCCATCTGTATTACAGTTTAAATACGTAAAAATATAATAATCTATCGCAGATTGAACATCTAAATAATTTCTTATAGTAGATTTAAATGTAGCGTTATCTGTATCTTTTATGCACTTAATCAAATTATTAAATGAAGTAACTAACATAGGATTTTCTTTATCTGGAAACTCTAATCCCCATGCATCGTTAAAATTCGATATAGTCGCTCTAAATGAAGCTGCACCATTTTGAGTATCAGCACAAATTACACAATGATTTGAATTGTTTTTGTCCATATTAAACATCCATCCATCTTTAGGTATGTTTAGTGTATATACTCCGTGATATTCATCGTTTATATATACATTAACAGGAAAACCATCTATAGCACCATTATTAGGACTTTCTCTCAGTTCTTGTGGTAAAGAATTATAATCTTTTCTACTTTTTACAATCTCTGACCATAGATTTGCACTTACTATGTTTTTAGCATGTGTTGACATATCAATATAATTTGCCTTTAAACAATATTTGCTTTGTTTTCCCCATCTAAAATCAATTTTCTTTTTATTTGCACATGCTAAATCTTCGAAAATATTCATAGTATAATTTTTCTTATCATACTTTAAAGATGAACTGCCTTGCCATTTTAATGTTACATATCCATCAAAATTAATATTTTGACTTCTATAATTAATCTGTAAAATTTTTTTAACCTCTTTAGACATACCACTAGTATCGCCAGTAAAAAATATACTTGGCAAATTATTATTACCTATATTTGCATTCTCAACTTTGCTCGCAATATCTTTACATTGTGCAGCAACTTCATTTACTGCACCTTTAACATCTTTAGCAGTTGTAGTTAGTTGTGCAGTACCTAAATCAGTTTTAATAGTATTTATATCAGTTTTTATTTCGGTATCATCATACGATGTGCCAGTTCCACCTGCAGGTAATTCAGTTCCACTATCTAATTTTGTTCCATCCTCTTTTGCTAGGTATATTTTTCCACCTTCTACTATAGATTTAGCAGGCATTTTATTTACTTTGTCTACATTGTCTTTTGCTACTTTTTCAAGTTTATTTAATTTTGCACTAGAGATTACATCTCCATTTCCCCAATTAGTTTGATTGTAAGTTCCGTCACTATTATAAGTATCAATTGCATCTCCATCTAAACTAAGCATAGATACATCTGCTACAGCACTGTTAACTGTTGCTATGTCACCTTCTTCAAACAATGGTTTTAGAATATGTACTGCACCTTTTATTATTGGAAGTGATCTTATACTTTCTTGACTTTCATTAAGAAGTCTTAGTTGTAAATCATAATCTCCTAATTCAGTATCTTCATCTATTAATTGTCCCTCTATTACAAATACAACTTTACCATCGTCAGTAGCTTGTATTGGGAATTCCTTTTTCACCTCTGCATTTTTATACCACTTAACTTGTGCATAGGATGCTTTATATTTCACTAGTAAGTTACTTAAATCATCTGACTTATATCTGTATTTATTATCTACAATTTCTATTAACAATTTAATATTTCTATCATTCTTATATAGAAATATTTCTTCATCTAATTTGGCTGTATTCTTTGAAACTGTCAACTTACAATCGGTTGTGATGTAATCATTATTAGCCATTTCAAACACCTTCCTTTCAAAATAAAAAAGAGAACTAAAAATTTAATTTTAATTCTCTGCTTATTTATCTATTTTATCTGTGGATTTTAATTCTTCATTTTCTTTTTTAAGTTTATCTATTTGTTGCTTATATATTTCACATTGAGCTTGAAATAGTACTTTTTGATGATTAGCTTGTGCCAATTCTTGTTTATATATTTCAGTTATTATATTTATTGCATCCATTCAATCACCTCCTATTCTGTATAAGTTACTTTCATTGTTACACTGCCGCTACATACTGCATAACTACTAGCATTATAAGCTGATTGAATACCGAATCCTTTTATAGTACCACCTGAAAGTGCATTAAGTATAGTACTATTAGTTATAGTTAACTTTCCACTATTACCAACTGCTATACTAACACTTCCACAACTTGAACCGTATGAAGGTTTCCCACTTGGTCTACTTGCATAGTTATGAGTCTTAACTACTATAGGTACTGCTGCATGTACACCACCAGATATTCTCTTAATAGTAAGTTCAATTTTACTAATACTTTTTCCCTTAAATTGGTTGAATTGACTACCAAAGAACCAACATCCATTACAGTCTCCATAACCATAATCACCTTGTCTTGCAGTATTATCTTTTTTCCAGTTGTTATATACTGAACTTCTATAAGTATCACCACTGATAGATTTTATTGTTACAGTTTTGGTAGTTGTCGGAGTAGGAGCTGTATTACCTGGGTCTGTAGTTTGGTTACCTCCTTCATGGTTAACATTTGTAGGAGCTATTATTTGACCTGGTAAACTCACATGGGTATTTGATTTACTACCACCGCATTGTCCACTGTTTGCTATTGTAATGCAGCCTCCACTTACTGCTTCGAATCCATACTGACTACATACACCACTTGAACCTGCGGCGTGTATTCTTCCTCCTGCATTTGCTCTAAAACCTATATCACAATTGACAAACTGTACATCTCTATAGTATCCAGTAGAATATGAGTCACCTATGATACCAACAGTGGCAGAATTTCCGTTACTAGCTTTATAGTCGCTACCATATATTTTTACACTATACGCATTAAGTGGCGAACTTTCCTGTCCAATTAGACTACCTGTTCTACTGGCAACTGCACAACCTGTACTTGGATGTATTGTTCCTACATGACCTTCTTCAGTACCTGGCCAGCCACCATATACACGGACTTTGGTAGAACTCATATAATTTCGTATATAACCATATACGGTATTACCATCTAAATATAAATTTATTACACCACTAGTAAAAAATTGAAAATCTATATTTTCATTTATATCTTCTCGTATCCATATATTTACAGTTTTACCATTAAGGAATTTAGGTAGTGCGTCTAGTGTACCTGCTACTGTAGCAAATATTGCCCCATCATATAATTCACTATTATCATCACCACTACTACTAATTTCTATTTGTATATCATCATCTAAAGTGCTTGGATATTGAGCACTGTTTATTTTGTTCGCAGTTATGGTGTCAGCTGTAAGTTCCCCTTCTACTGAGAAACTATCCCCAATAACTTCAGAACCTTGTATCTGAGCACCAACTATATTACCTTCACTATCAACACTAAAAGTATTACCTTGATTCCTAAAAGTACTACCTATAATAGTTGCTCCTGTAATAGTTTTACCATCAATAGCCCCATCAACTATCATATCACCATCTACTTTTACTTGTTTTGTTATTATATTTAATGCATCTTGTGTTAGTTGCATTGAACTTGTACTATTACCTCTAACCCACCAAGAAAATCTATCTGCCAATTGTTCATATTTTGTTTCAGTGGCCTTTATTACAGAACTTTTGGTAATGGATGCCACGGGTATAGTTTTATTAACAGTTGTTTTTCCTTCTATATTAATAGTTATTTTTATTTCACCTGAGTTTCCTGTTACTGTAAGCAGTGTAACTGTCTTATGGTCAGCTTCTAATTTAGCAGTACAGTTAGCAGTATCTACTATAGTTACCTTATACTGTCCAGTAGTCGGAGTTGTGTTAACCGCTGCTAGTGGGGTAGTTCCATTGTATATGTTAATTTGTGTGCTTTTGCTAGTCTCACCTATAACTGTCTTGTTAATTGTAGTAGAGAATGTGTTACTGTATATATCCTTAGTAGTAGTCGTAGCTGGTCTCTCAACTTTAGATGTGAACGAATTACTATATATCTCACTCATAAATAATCCCTCCTAACTTACATTAACAGTTATGCTTGCTGATTGACCATTTAATGTTGTTGCAGTTATAATACAGCTTCCAGCAACTCCCTTAGAGTCTACTCTACCACCACATACTGTTGCTATACTTTCATCGCTTGATTTCCATGTAATAACCTTATTAGTCCAGCTTTCGTTAAATTTAGGTATTAAACCAAGCTTAGACCATTTACCCATGCTTCTAGCACTTGTGTCCTCAAACCAGATACGGTTTGCAGTGTCTCCACCGTCAGGAGCATCCTCTGGAGCGTAAACTCTTACCCAGTCAACATACATTGTATACTCAGTCATATTACTAGGTACGCTTCCTCCTGCTGCACCTAATGCATGGTTAAGTAGAATATAGTGTGGTTGGTGGAACATGAACCATTTACTGTCATCACTTATATCAGAATGTCCTATAAGCTTATCATCCACGTAGTAATCTAACTTATTGCGAGTCCATTCCATTGCGTAGATATGATAATCATCGAAGCTTCCTATATTTCCGGAGTCCACCCTACCTAAATCTTTGGCATCCCAGTTGTCCCATACTAGGTCTGTTCTGTATAATGCCCCTGCTGTAGTCCATGCGTAACCATATTTGTGTTCCATGATATCTATCTCACCACAGTATGGCCATGTAATACCATTGCCTTCTTCGTAGTTGGCACCTAGAGTCCAAAATGCTGGGAATGAACCAACTGTTTGTGGTATCTTAATCTTAGCTTCAAATCTACCGTACATATATTCTTGCTTATCATTAGTATGGATGCATCCACTTGACCATTCCTTACCGTTAGAGCTTTCCTTCTTAGCCTTGATAACTAGTTTACCATCTTCTATCCATACGTTATTTGTACCTGCCACGTAGTTTTGTACTTCGTTCGGTCTGCTATAATTATTTTCGTAATCCCAGTTGTCAGTATTTAGAGTTGTGCCAGTAAAGTCATCTTCCCATAATAAAGCTCTGCCTGGTCTATAAGCATCGCCTGAACCACTATCGCCACCACTACTTGATTTAGTTAGTGTTCCAGTTACTTGCGTATTATCACTTGTACCACATATTCTAATATATGAAGCACTTGCTGGAACATTAATTGTTGTTGATAATGAACCAACTGACCAGTCTGGAGTATTGTTTTCTATAAATCCTCCTGAATCATTACCTAAATAAGTATCACTACTATTATAGAAACATACACAAACATAACTTACAGGATTTAAATCAAGTGTATATTTTCCAGATGGAGTTACTGCTATTTTATCCACTGTACTATAATATTTTGTATCTGTAGTATCAGTAACTACGCCGTTATCCAATTTTTTATATTGAGTAAAAGTTAATCCACTGTTATCCACTAATGTAACTGTGAATACATTACTTGTCTTAGTTGTACCCTTAGCAGTTGTAACTCTTATAGCCATCTTGTATGTTCCAGCATTCGCTTTATCATCATGTAAAAACTTATGGTTATTCCCACTAGAGGTAACTTCACTAGTTTTATCGTAGAATGTATGTCCACCATCCCATGATACTTCATGTTTTGTTACTGGTATATTTGTGGAATATTCTATATAGAATGGTGTTTTAGTATTTTGTGTTATATTTGATATATTACTTATAGTTAGTGTTTCAGTAGTATCACCACCTCCAGTGCCTCCACCACCAGTAGATTCCGTATATACACATTTTAATTTACAGTTACTATATGTCCCATTACTCCAACTACTAACATTGAAAACAGCTGTAGTGTTAGTAAATGAAGTAGCACTAGTGTACGAATTACCTCCATCTTTACTAATTAATATATCTGTAATATTGGTAGCGTCCGTTGTAAAATTAACTGTTAATGTATCTTCAGTTGTACTGGGGTTACTTGTTACTGTTATACTTGCCATTTTATTACCTCCTTTAATCACAAGTAGTTACAAGACACTCTTTACTAAGTATTATAGTATAGCCATCCAAATTCTGAATTGACTCTTTTATTTGATTTAATCCCTCTTTTGTTGCATATGTATCACTAACTGTCATCTTGAACCCATCTAAAGACTGCTCTAATTTTGACTGTTTACTAGTTACATCATTTACATTGGTTTCTAATTTTCCTATTGTAGTTGTATGTTTATCCACAGTGTCTTTTGTACTATTATATTCATCCTTTAATTGTGTTACAGTTCCGTCCGTCTTAGTTATAGTTGTATTACTAATAAGACTGGATATTTGACCTTGAGCAACACTGATATTAGTTGTATTAGTAGTTACTTGTTCAATAACACTGCTTAAGTCTCCATCTACAGTAATATTCTTAATTGTATCAACTGTCTTTTTAAGCTGATTGAATGATACATCTAATGTCTGTTCAGTATCATCAAATTTTATATGACTCGCTTTTATGGTATTAGTATTATTATTTATACTACTAATAACACTACTTATATCCAATTTACTACCAGCGATATTAGCATTATCATTAACCATGGCATCTACTATTAATCCATTAGCTACTGCACCGGATTTAATACCTTTTTCATCTATTAATACACCTGTGCCAGTAGCATCAAATAAGCTGAATGTAAAATTACCTGTGGCATCTTTTCCTATTTGAATACGTACATTGCCTTTGTCATCTTTAAATTGTTGAAGATTGCCTTGCAATAACATACTTCCATCTTTTGATTGTATTTGCACATTATTTGTATTAAGAATACCTGTATTAATCTTATTGGCACTAACAGTATCAATCATAGCATCTTTTATTAATGCATTAGCTATAGTTACTTTATCACTTGTTAATACTAAAGAGTGGATATTATCCATAGTTAAGTTTCCACCTATTAACGTTTGTATCTGTGCCACTGTAGCTTTAAGGTTGGTAATAGTTGCATTAATAGCATCTAAATCTCCAACATTTAAATTATCAATTTTAGCATTAACTGCAGTAAAATTTTTAGTAGTAAGGTCTTTAAATTCACCATAATCAGCTTTTATCTTTTGAGCCTCTAATTCTATTACTTTTAGTTTTGGTACTTGTTCCCCATCTAATAATAAATTACCTTCATCGTCTACGTATAACCACGGTGCCTTTCCATCTTTTGTTAGTGTTTCCAATAATTCCTGTAAGTCTTGTGGAATTTTAGTATCGGGGTCAGTTTGTAATGCTTTTGTTTCGGGGTCACCACATAGGTCAGTTATAGTTTGTTTAGCAGTTTCCATGTTGTTAGTTGCGTCTTGTAGTTCTGCACTCATCTCCTCTGTCATTTCTTCTGTACTTAATGCTTGCATTAATACACCAACAATTCTATCCATAGCCTCATTATAATCCTCTCCGGCTTGTTGGATATCACCTATTTTGGGATCCTCGCATTCTTCGTCTTCTATACCTTCAACTTGTACATCAATTCTATCTTGGTCATCTTCTACAGTGTCAGGTACTTCATAATATGTATCATCTTCCGCAGCTCTATCGGAAGCAGCAACAGTAGCTACTTCCGGTTCCTCTGCAAATTCTTCCATGTCCTCATCTAGTGTTGGCCACACAATTATCTCACCGTCATCATCATATATGGGTCTATCAACGTGCTCTTGTCCGTCACCAACCACATTAATCCCTCCTATCCTATCATAAATCTGCCTACAAATAATATATTTTTACTCGCAAGGTTTTTTACTTTCACTTTCCTAAATACGCCACTTGATAATCCATTAGTACATTCAAGTGCTACATAGTCCCCGTCTTTGTCTTTTTCTACTACTATAGCAGTATGGGATATTGCCATAAATTCACCATTATTTTTACTGTCAGCGTCCATGAATATAATATCTCCAACAGCTAAATTCTTAAAAGTTTGTAAGTCAGCTACATCTACAACCCAATTCTTTTGTACAAAGTATTTACCTATATTAGCTTCATTTCTAGTGGATGGTATTGCCCAACTAACACTATTATTTCTATTATTATCAGTTTTCTTTTCATTGCCATATGGTGATTTATCATAAGTCCAACCTGTTAATACATAATTAAGGAAACAACTATCATCTATTTGGTACTTACCATTTACTTTCCATTTATTGATATTTTCGCTTGGATTCTTGAAGTCACAAGGAGTTGTACTATTATAACTGAACTTACTATTATTAGTGTAGTAACTATTGGCGATTTTAACCAGATCTGAGGCGTATTTGAATAGTGGTTGTGCATAATTACTGCCTTTTTTCTTAGCTCCAACACTTCCAAGGTATGCTTTATCACTAATTGTAGTATCAGGATTATAGTATACGGATACAATGTAAGTAGTATTTACTTTTGGTATTAATACACCATTCTTACAGTCAACACCTTCCAAATATACCGTGTCAGGTTGTATTAGCTTAAATCCTTTGGCAGTAGTAAATATAATACGAGCATAGTAACTATCATTATAATTAGTGGATGAAGTTGCTGGCACTCTAAATTGTAGTTTTGTCATTGGTTTATTATAAGTATAAACACGCTGGCTATCCAACATTTTATTACTAGTTACGCTATTACTTTCCCAATCTGCTCCATCTCCAAAGTATAATATCTTTTTCTTATATTCCTTATAATAAGTTTGAGTACTAGCCTTATCCTTCATAGTCCAACTGTTTGAAGTTAGACTACTTAACCACAATGTTTTATCACTAGTATTACACATATCCTTTGGTTTCCTTAGAAATATTACATATTTTGTCTTATTGCAGTAATCAAGCATCATTGTATTGAAATCATTTATTAATGTATTCATATTCTTATAATCACTTCCATAAGCACTTGTTAAATGGCATTCCTCACATACAAATATAGGTTTCTTTGGATACTTTTTAAGTAAAGCTTTTATCAGTGATGTATAGTCCTCTACTACACTCTCAATATTATCTGTTATAGAAGGTACTCCAAATGCTAACATTACATGGCTTACAGTTTTAGGATATGGTGTTTTGTCTGTAACGCCGTTAACAGTGATATTAGTAATAAGTTTTCCACCCTCTACAAAGTCCTTAGGTGCAGCACTATCAAGTCCTTTAAAGGTAACTTCATAAGTTGTTCCATCTGGGTCGTCTACTATGTCTTTTGGTGGTGTTGGCTTAGTAGCTGATTGGTTTTTAACTTTGGCTTCCTTGTCCGCCCTTGCTAAGTCCCAAGGTCTAAGTATTATGCCATGTGTATACCAGTGAGTCATACTACCTCTTGAACTATATGTTATACTCATGTCTTCATATCTTATAGCTCTAGGCCATTTATAAGGTGCACTAGCATGAGCTATCATACGTTTACCATTTACTTTTCCGCAATATACTACTACGTGATGTGTGCCACCACTAGCATATTTAGAGGAACCTCCAGACTTTGATGCCCAACTAACGGTTACACTTGATGGAACTGTGGCATTACTTAACATTATTAAATCCCCAGGTAGTAATTCATTAATTGTTGTACTTGTTAGTTTCTTTAATGTATAGCCACTGTATTTACAAGCACTTTTAACTAAAGTCCCATATGAACAGTTGGCTCCACCATATTTGGCAGTTACACTTCTAAGACCTGCATATAAGTAAGCACATGAACTAAGAGAAGAACACACATAACAGTATGGATTTTTAATACCATTTATAGTTCCACTTACTCTATGTCTTTTACTATCATCATAAATACAAGCTCCTGCATAATATGTAGCTTTTTTATACTTTTGATGTAATTCTACTATCTCTCTAGCTTTATTTACTATTTTCTTTCTTACATTTTCTGCAACGCCTTTTTTAGTAGTAGTGTTATCACTTATGCTCCATGTAGGTGCATTTTTAACACTTGCTGCTCTAGTCATTGAAGACTCTGTAGATACGGCAGTAGCTTCGGCACTCTTATTTGATGTGCCTGGTTTTATTGCTCCATAACCTCTTTTTTTACCTTTTTCATCAATACAATATGGCAATTGACCGTCTACTACCTTATACCATCTAAGGTAACATTCAATATTAGTAGCAGTTCCGGCGTGTTTATTTTCTACATACCATTTTCTACCACCGGCCCATGCAGCAGTACCTTTCTCTAATTCTTTGAAATATAAAGATTGTACTTTTGAACTTTGCACTGTATATCCATATTTATTGACCCAAGATAAACCATTTTTCATTGCAACGTATCTACATATCAATAAATCACATCCATATAGACCGAAGTTATAACCAACCAAGGCTGCAAATATGTTCCATTTAAAACGTTTTAATGATTTTCTAAGTTCATTACAACCAAACATTATCTGGTTACATATAGCTTTATCTACTTTTACTCCATTTATTATTTTAGTTCCACAAGATTTAGGTTTCATATTAGAGTAACTTGGTGTAAAGTATTCAACTTTACCATCTAAATATTCAATCTTTTGTTTTTTATTAAAATAAGCAGCTCTTTCGCATTGCATAAGACCGTATCCGCCGCCGCTATACTTAGTAGCATCATATGGGTTGGCACTAGACTCGGCATATATCATAGCATAAACTAGTTGTGGGTCAAGTCCAAACTTTTTACTATAATATTCAACTGGAGCGTATATTTTCCAATGATTAGATTTACTTCTCATATTTTTTAAATCGCTATATTTATCACTCCATTTACCTAGTCCAAATCCTGCATAATAATCTACGGCTGCTTTGTATTGTTTTGCAGTTTTACTACTATCTTCTTTTTTATCAGGTTGTGGTTGAGTAGTAGGTGTTTTACCTTTTATTTCTCCACATTTGTATTTTATACAGTCATGAATTCTACTATCTCCTATCCATAATCCATTGTCTATTTTCTTTATATTTATTGCTCTATAATCTTCTGTGTCCTCACTTATTTTACTTGTATCATCTCCAGGTTTTACTGGGTCAGGTACTACTTTATCTGTATATTTTTTTATAAGGCTATCAATGTTTTTTTTATCCACACCTAATTGTTGTAGGTACTGTCTTATTGCTAATATATCGCTTGTAGTTAGTTTTCCTGTCTTTTTAATAATATCTATAGTTTCATTTATAATATCTTCTTTTTTTAACGATTTGATATTACTTTTTACATTTTTGAAGTTTGCTAAGGTTATTTTATTTTCACTGTCTGTTAATTCTAATTCGCTTATTCTTCCTTCCAATTGTATAGGAGGATTAAATTTATCATTTACTATATAATTAGTGTCTCCTACCTCAATTTCATCATATTCATCATCTGTTAAATATACTGGTATCTCATATGAATATTTTATTTGTTTAACTTCCTGCAATTTCTTATATGTTTCTAATAATAATGCTCCTGGGTCTGTTGTATCACTAGTATATTTACCTAATATATACTTGTCCCCATTTGAAAACATATCATGTGCATCTGGGTCTAATAGAAAATCTTGTCCTAATGGTTTATCTAAAGGGTTGCCTTGGTCTTTTTCCCATTTAATATCTTTGAATGTAATACCATTAGCTCCTACACCTATAAGCCCACTAGCAAGGTCTGTAGCATCGCCTGTCCTTTTCATGCCATAACTGTTGAAATCATAATCATATCTTTTATATGTTTTATTTCCTCTTTCGCCATCTGCATAGCAGTTAACAATTAATTCATAATTTCCATTAATACTATCTATAGGATTTACTGTAAATTCATATTCGCAATTACCATATCTAGCTATTGATTCTTGAATTACCGTATAAACGGCTTTTGGCTCTGTAATACTAGTTTCTACTGATATATCATCAAGTTCTGGGCTTACATAACCTTTTTTATAATTTGTGTCTTTAAGAATAGTATCTAAGAATTTATTCATATTACCAGTTATAGTAGATTCTCTTATATAATCATTCCTTAATTCAAGCCCTACAATTTCAGATTGTACATTCCTTACTACTGAATCAATATTTTCTTCATCTTCACAAGCCATAATCTGAAACATCTTATATTTATTATTTCGAATGAATAATACAAAATTTCTTTCAGTTATTGCCTGTTCTAATTCTTCATCAAGAGTAACTGAGAAATCAAAGGTTTCAGCTCCAGTTTCAAGATATGGATGATATGAATAATCAAAATAAAGGCTAGGTGTTAACCTAGCACATATCTTCTTATCGGAATCTAAAATTATTAATTCACCTAGCACTTTATCACTCTCCTAACCATTTATCCCTAAATATTACACTCGTTGTAGTATCTGTATCATTGCTGTTTGTTTTTATATTATTTTCTCCTGTATCTAATTCAAAATAACGACTACCTATGTCAACTAAATCATCGCATGGCTCATCATTTAAATAGCATCTGTGATTTTCACAGTCTATTTCAAGCACATCTCCTTCTTGAAAATATACAATATTTTTAGGAGTTTCTTGTTCTTTAGGATTTAATTCATCAACTCTAATATGTGTTAAGCTCATAGCACTTGATTTATCAAGAGTGCTAGTAGTTCCTATATATAAAACTACATATGCTAATTTTTCAGTTGGTAAATCAGAATATTTTAAGTTTTTACTACTTTGGCTTTTTATAGTTTTGCCATCCTTAATCTTAGTAACTGTAACATTCCATACATATTTCTTATTGATTTTTTCTCTTGACAATGTCCATTGGCCATAATATTCATTCCAACTACCTAATTTCCCAGATAGTTTATTACTAACTGTAACAACTGATTTTCCTGATTTATCAGTAATTATATATGTTTTAGTATTAGGCTTTGGCACTTTTGTTGAATCTTTAAGAACTGTTCTTGATCCTATAGTACATCTAGGATATGTATACTCATACCACGCATTATCGTCATACATTCCTAAAGTAAATAATTTTTCCCCATTAACACCAAAACCATATAACTCAATTATTCCTGTTTTATCATCAGCAGTTTCAAAGTCTTCATCATCTGGATAACTATACACTGCATTATCAGCATTAACCAGATAGTCTTTTGCTATATACCCTGAATATCCTTTGTATTTCTTAGCTAATTTATAATATGTAAGCTTACTATCTTTATCATAATGATCTTCCATTATGCATCTTACACAATCTCCTATTGGCACAGTAGCCACCATTTTACTTGATTTCTTGGCTGACTTTCTTATTGCTAATTTCTTATCTTCTTTATTATCTGGAGCAATTGCTACAAAGTTTCTAACTGTTAATTTAACCTCCGTAGTATCATATTGTTTTGTTAGGTAGGAAGCACTGCAATATCCAGTAGTTTTTACTGTTTTCTTATTCTTATCAGTGTACTCATAGTCAAAACTAACCCATCCATTCTTTAGTGTTCCATTTTTAATCTTGTGACCATATTTAAATGTACCTATCTTTTTATAGTTTGTTCCTGGACCTTTTCGAACATTTAGTGATGAACTAGTTACTTCATAATAAGGGATCTTTTTACCTGACAATATTTTTTCATCTTCATTCTTATACTTAGGTTTACTAGGGTCACCGTTCTTTCCTGTGCTATTATGTCTCATAAATGCTGTTAATTTAAACTCATCAACACTATGACTTAAATCCTGTCTTACACATACTCCCTTCCACGTAGTGTCACCACTAGGTACTGTCCCCATAATAACACTATTTCCACTTTCACTTACTGCTAGAGTTCCGCCTACAGTCCTATCAGAACCGATACTAGCAGAAGATGTTGTCCATCCGGATGTATCTTCACATTTATCATATAATACTTTCGTTGATTGTTTTACTGCTGATAGAGACAATGTAGGATATTTGCCTACTAATATTCTTTCCCCTGTTTCTTTGTGCTCAAGTTGAGCATAATATGCATCTGTTGAAAATCCTATCTGGATAATTGGAGATATTGCCCTATTGCCAGTAACATCACATGTCAAATCACTACCTTCTGCATCTATTGCAGTTATTTCATCTGAATAAAAATATGGTTCTGGGCAAAATAACTTAATAGTAGATTCATAAGAATAAAAACATACAGGGTCTTTTTCTATTTTATCTTGTAGTATAGCTAAAATAAATCTTTCCTTGTTAATATAAAAAGGTTTAGGCTCATCTACATCAAATATATCTCTTATATCTTTTAACTTTTCATTAAGTTCTTCTTTAGTATCGCAGTCAATTAATATATCTATTTCTATAACATATGATTCGTATTTCTTACCATTGTATATTTCTCCATCTCTGGATGCTATATCAAGCGTTGATATTTTATTAGAAGGTAATATAGGCAATCTTATTTCTTCAATGTCACATACTTCAGATAAATTAAAGCCATTGTATTTTACATTATCATATCTATGCATTATATACCTCCTAATCTATTTAATCTTTTTGTTCTATTACTTATATCTTCTTGAACTGGTTTTGATGTTAAGCGGCCTACTTTCTTACTGTCCATATACATACCAATGCCATTTAGTGCATCGACCATAGCTTCTCCCATTCTATCATAATCAATAGCTGTATTTCTCGCCATTGTATCAAGCTTATCATCTAGATAATTATAAAATGAATTTAAAGGTAATATAGCTTCATCTCCTGCTTCTCCACCTCCAAATAAGGTTGGCTGTGTCATAATACCACCCTTAGCATACCAGCTTATACCAAACGAAGGAACACTTGGAGGATTTAAACTAAAACTGCCACTAACACTAAAATGAGGTAACTTTATCTTTGGTAATGACCATGAAAAATTAAAGAATGATTTCATTCTATTTATTGCATTGCCAACTGCATCCTTAGCAGCATTAATCTTACTACTAATAGTATTATAAATACTGCTGAATATTGAACTGACTGTACTATAAGCTGACCTAATTGGATTTATTATATAAGTCTTAACTAAATTAAATCCTGTTTGTACTACTGATTTCACAGTATTAACCTTAGTTTGAATAGTAGATTTAATTGCATTCCAGACTGTAGAAATTACAGTCTTAATACCATTCCATATGGAATTTGTAATAGTTTTGATTGCATTCCACACTGTAGTGATTATAGACTTAACTAAATTAATACGATTAGTTATAGATGTTTTTATTAAATCCCATACTGTAGAAATTACAGTCTTAATTCCGTTCCATACAGTGCTTGTAATGGATTTAATTGAATTCCATACGTTTGATATAGTATCTTTAATACCATTCCATACCTCAGAACATTTCGCTTTAATTGTATCCCAGTTTTTATACAACGTTATACCTATTGCTATTAATGAGGCTATAACTGCCACTACGATAAGTATTGGAGTTGATATACCAGCTATAACTGCACCTAATCCAGTAAAAAGTCCTATCAATGGTTGTAACGTTAACATTAAAGTCCCAATTGTAGAACCAACTAATAATAATATAGCTGCTACTGCTGCTATAGTTGCTATGGTTGATTGTATGCCAGATGGTAGACTGTTAAACCAGTTAGCTAAACCATTAAGCGCATCTAAAACTACATCTATGGCCGGTTTTAAACTTTCTTGAAAAGTTCTTTTTATACCTTCTATAGCGCTTCCTAAATCATTATATTTAATCTCATTTAGTTGCCCTAGTGAATCCTTTGACTTATCAGCTTCACCTGATATATCCATTAATGCCTTGACTCCATCTGCCCCTAAATCTTCCCACATAGTACCAAACAATTGTACTCCTAATGTATTCTGTTCTATAGGATCTTTTATTCCAAATAAAGCACTTGTAACTTGTGATAATGCTTGTTTTGCTTCTTTTCCACCTTTCCCAAACTTAGCAGTAGTTTCATCAACATTAAGTCCTAACTTCTTAAATGCATCATCTGCTGTACCATCTTTAACACGTATGCCAAATTCTTTTACTGCATCTCCTAATTTATCCACTGAAAATGTTCCTGATTCTGCACCATTTTGAAGCATATTGAACATATCTTCGCCATCTAAACCTATTTGCTTAAAATGTACTGAATATTCGTTTATAGTATCTAATAAATCATCATTTTTGTTTAAGCCATTTTGTGCACCTTGAATAATTAGATTATATGCTTCATCGGATGTATAACCAAATTGTTGCATAAGCATGTTAGCACTACGTACTGATTCAGCAACATCCATATCAAAAGTATCACGTAGTACAAATGCATTCTCAGCAGTTTTCTTAAGTTCTTCGCCAGTTTCTCCAGTTTGTTGCTTAACTATAGCCATGGTTTCAGCTATATCGTTCATATCCTCTCCAAAATTATCAGCATAAATTTCATGCATTACATTTTCAAGAGATTTGAACTCATCCTTTGTGGCTCCAGTTTGAGTAATTAAAGTATTTAGCGCCTTGTCACTATCCACGCCAAACTCAATCAATCCGCTTGCAACCTCTTTAGTTGTATCATTAAGTGCATCTAATTTATCTTTTACTATATCACTAGCTAAATTGCCTTTCATTATATCTGTGACATTATCTGCACTATCTCCTAGTTCTTCATAATTATTAGCCAACTCTTCGGATGCATCTTCTACTTCTTTTAGTGCATCTTTATTTTGTTTAAGTTCTGCCGATAGTGATTGTATCTTACTTTCTAGATTTTTAGCCTCCTGAGAACCTTGACCTTGTTCAAGACATACATTTTGATATTCTCGTTTTAACTGTCCTAATTCATTTTCTTGTTTACTAATAGTAGACTCTAATTTGCCTAATGCACTTTCAGATTGTTTTGTAGAATTCTCTAATTCTTGTAGTTTTGAACTTGTTTGAGATAATGTGTTTTGTATCTTAGCGTTTTGAGTTTCAGCAGTTATCAGCTTATCTGTCCACTTTTTTACTTCTTCACTATTTTCACCATAAATTTGTTTAGCTTTTTCTAGACATTCTCTTGTATAATCTATTTTTTGAGCGCTGGCTTGTAGTTTATCTTGTAGTAGCTTTTGTTTATTTTCCAAAAGTTCAACACTATCACCATTAGCTTTGAGTTGAGTAGCATTAAGATTCAACTGTTTATTCAATGTACCAATATTGCTATTCATCTCTTTAATTCCAGCGGTAAACTCGGCAGTTTCTGCTTTAAAGGTTATCTTTGCTTCCTTATTATTAGCCATTTTATCACCTGCCTTTTATTTTCTTCTTTGTCTTTGTTTTTCATATTCTTTTTCTTTTACATAGTTAATGTAATTATCGTATGCTATTTTATCTTCTAAAATAGATAAAAGTGAAGAGTAATCTACATTAAAGAAAATCTCTTCACTCATTCCTAAAATTAATACAAAATATGTATAATAATCCTCCCAATCTTCAAGAATAAACTTTGGGATTCTTGTTCTTGATTTATTTACTCTTCCTGTAGCTTTAATGAATGGTTGTCTAAACCCTACTTTTTTTTAGGGCGTATCAATTCAGCTGTTACAGTGTTTATAAGCTCCATATCTGGAGGTACCATCTCAATGAATTTATCCTCGCTCATTACTTCATCTGTACCTAATTTTTCTGAGTTAGCACAAAGGTAAGCAACATATAATACCTTTAAGCTATCAAAGATAGGGTCAAAACCCTTACCGCCTTCTAAAGCTTTCATATATTCTTCATATAACTTTTTATTATTATTTTTTACTTTTAATAGTCGAGCAAAATTTAAAGTTAGTTCAATTTTAGATCCATCTATTAATTCTAGTTCTAGCATAGTACATTTCATTATATATCACCTACCTTCGATTTCTTATACACTTGATTTTCTTACTAAGGCCGGTGTGAATGCAGTTAGCCATGTACTTTTTACTGTTTCATCAACATCATTAGTCACTACCATTTCATACTTACCATTACCAAAGTCATCTGGCATTATTGATATTTCTATTTCAATTTCCGCTATTTCTTCTACTCCATTTTCGATACTTCCTTTTGGTGCAGAAGCCATTATGCATCTTGGATAAGCTATCATCTTTTCTAGCCCATCTTCATCTAATACTTTAGCTACATAAGTAAACTCTTTATGTCTACTATTTCTACCATAAGCTACTACCCCATCTTTCAAGTCTGTACTTTCCATTCCAAATGCTTTTACATAAAGATCATATCTAATATGTAAAGATAAAGTTAATGTACCATTACCAGTTCCTATTGTTCTTGTTTTAGCAACAATACCTTCACATTTTTTTTGTACTACTTTACATTCTAGTTCTTCATCTAATTTACCTACGCATCCTAGTTTATTAAATGAGCTTTCTGCTGCATCATTAAATTTTACAGATGATTCTTTGACTTCATATTCTGCGAAATTAGTTTGATATATAGCCATCTTATCAATCCTCCTTATTTAAAATTATTTTGTAGTTTTTCTAATAAATTGTTTACTACGTTATCATATTGAGCATCTACCCCATGTTGCATAAAATCATTCGGAACTTTGCCTTGGAAGTGTACTCCTTCTGCTTCCTGTGGAAAATACAAATAATTGTATTGTGTTTTTGTATGTATATATAATGATAAATTTTCTTTCTGTTCAGCTTTCAATGGTGAGCTATCTTTTGCATGTTGCTTATCACGATTTGATACAGGAATATAATTTATTATGGCTTGAGTAAATATGTTGCTAGCTTCGTTTTTTAAGTAATTATTTATTACCTTTTCTGCCCCATCTCCATAACTCATTATGGCCTGTTGTAATCTTTCAACATCTTCGGCTGATAATCCAAATACTGCTCTAGCCATCTAAATCACATCCCTTAAATGCTCTTGTGAATTCTAAAGTCAGCATTTCAACCACCATATCTGTATTATTTTTTGTAATATAATTAAACTGCATCGACTGATCTGTTAGTTTTAACCTTGTATTATCTTGTATTGCTTTTATTACTTTTTGTTCAAAACCTTCTGGGATATAATTTTCCATAATTATATGAACCTGATAATAATAGTTGTAATCTAGTTTACTTTTACCACTTCTATCAAATTCCTTTTTGTTAAATACAAAGTAATTCCATTTATCTTTTCCTTTTGTAAATGTTCTTCCATACCATACCGGTAACTCAAATGTTTGTTCCAATACAGATTGTATTTGTTCAAGTATCCCATCTAATTTACTCAACTTCTGTCACCTCTTCCAAATAAAAATACAACTCTCTATTCTTTCTATCTTCATCTATATAGATGATGTCATACAGTGTATTTTCAATTGTTACTTTGTACTCATTATTTATATTTTTATAGAATCTAGTTTTAACTTTTACATTTAAAGTTCTATCATTTGACTCCGCAAAATCTAAATCTTGTTGCCTTTTACTACATTCTTCATATGCTAACTTAACAATAAATTCAAGATTATCCTTTGTTTTAATATTCTCTTTTGCTCCAAAATTAGTTTTAACTGGTATTTCCTTATAAACTCGAATATATCCATCATTGTAATTACTTACTCTCTTCATAATTTATAACCTCATACATTTGCCTTATTTGCATTATCTCATTGAAATAATTATCATCAAATTCATTGATACAATTGTTATAAGCATACATACAGTAATTAAGAAAAAGGCTATGTTCTATACCCTCTTTAGAGTAGTCTATACTATACCCAAGTTTATAATTCAATGTTAATTTAGCATCTTCTATTATCATATTAAGTTTTCTTTCTGTATCTTCTTCATCCCAGGTAATGTTTAATTTATCTTTCAAATCTTGTAATAAACTATCCATGACTTTCTCCTTTCTAAAAAAGAAAAGACTAGTCATAGACTAGTCTTTCTTATTACTATTGTCCCGCTTTAGTAGTTACAGTTCCTTTAACTGTACTTTCTACAGTTCCTTTTACTTTTGTGTATACTACTGCTTCTTCTAATCCAGATATATCAAGTAATAAAGAACATGTATTATCAAATGCTTTACCTTCTCCATAAGTTTTTATTTTATAAACTCTGTTGTCTTCTAGGAACTGATATTCATCTGAATAAGTTATTACTCCATCTTTTGCTGCACCCATAGCCATAAAGTACTCTTGTGGTAAGCATACTATAGCTTTACCTGTTGCAATTTCATTTGATATTACAACTTCTGTAGGGAATGGGAATACATCTTTTACATATACTCCATTTACATTAAGTAAAGTTGTAGCTGGCATTACTTTAGTTAAGTAATCTATTTGATTACATATAAATAATACTGAACCAAATTTTCTAGTTCTTCCGCCATGTTCTTTGCTATTATCATCTGTATATTTTTCTGTTTTAGCCATTTTTGAAATTAAATCACCATAAGTTTTAGGTGAAAAATCTGTTATTTTTATAGCAGTTTTTTGAGGATATCCAGTACTAGTAGAGTATGACACTCCTTTATGTATATCTCTATCTAAACCTATAGGAGAATTTATACCATTTCCACTAACTATTGCTTTTTCTATTCCACATGCTATGGCATCTTTCATTATAGTTCTTACATAAGCATCTATAAATGTAGGTCCTAAATCTAACATATCTTGAGGAACTGAAACAAATGCAGATAATTTATTTTGAGTTATGTCTACTGCTTTAAATGCAGAAGTAAGTTCTTTTGTTATTTTACTGTTCAGTGGTCCCCAAACTGCAGTATCTATTGTATGATCATTTAATATCCATTTAGTAAGATATTTAGCATTTACAAAATTTATTTTAGTCAATAGTGGATGTTCTTCTAATAAATCTTTATATATATCAGTTATAATAGTTTCTGGCATTATGCCTTCTGGTGAGCCTATAAAATCTGCGAATGATTGTTGAGGTTTATTTGATTTAGCAGCTTCTATAAATCCTTTATACCATTTTTCTTCAGCAGTAGTAAGTTGTCTATAACCTCTATCTGCTAAAACTGATTTGTCTTGAGTTTGTTGATATTCTAATGCATCATCTTTTATTTTTTGCATTTTTTCTTCTAGTGCATCACTAAGTATTATTACTGCTTGATCTTTATCTTCTGCTTCTAAAAACTTAGTTATTTCTTCTTTAAATTTTATATCTTTATTTAATATTGCCATTATTGTTGGCCTCCTTTTCTATTTAATTTATTTTTAAATTCATTAAAAAAAGAACATTTAGTATGTTCTTCCGGTTCTTTACTCTTATTTTCTTCGCTATTATTAATTTCTGTATTTAAATCATCTTCTTTTTTAGCATTTAAAATAAGTTTCATTAATGATTTTTTAACTGACTGACTAACTTCTTCGGCCTCTTTTTCATTTACTATAGCCGTGATAAATCCTTTTTCTATAGCTTCCTGTGGAGTTATCCAAGTTTCATCATCAAGCATTTGCTTTAATTCATCTTCTGTTATATTTATTTCTTGCATATAAGCATTGACACTAGCTTGAGTAATTTTATCTAAATCATCAGCTTGTTTTCTTAACTCTTTAGAGTTTCCTTTTACTCTCGTCCATGCATTATGTATCATAAGTAGTGATGCCGTAGACATTATTCTTTCATCTCCAGCCATGAAAACTACACTGGCGGCACTACATGCAAAACCATCGCATACAGTTTTCACTTTTGCTTTATGTCTTTTAAGTTGGTTATATATAGCTAAACCTTCCGCCACCTCTCCACCATATGAATTTATGTATACATTTATTTGGTCACACTCTAACTCTTCTATTTGCTTAGATAGTGTATAGCTTGATACATCACTTTCAAGCCATTCCCAAGATGTTATGTCACCATATATTTGTATATCAACTTCATTATTATTTTGAGTTAGTTGGAAATATTTTTTATTCATCTTCTTCACCTCCTCCATTATTATTTTGTCCATCACCTATTAATCTGTTTTCCACTGTATCATAGTTTTTAGTTATAAAGTGTTGTTGACTAAATTTAGTGTTAAGCCTATCAAATCCTATTATTTCTCTAACTTCATCTATACAGCACGTACCAGATGCAATTAATTTGTCTGCTTTTTCAGCAACATCTAATATATCTATATGATTAATAGTTGATGTATCTACTTTTACATAATTTCCTTTCGTCCAATTATCATATCCTCCTGAAGTTTTCCTTGTAGTTTCTTCTGAAATCATATCTGCTATTGGATCTATACAAAATGTAAGAAATACTTTTACTATTTCATTCATATTTGTAATGTTTCCTAACATAAGACTAACTGGTATTTGAAGTGCTTGAGCTACTATTTCAAACATTTCTTTTCTCAATGCCCTAAAATCAGAACTATCCTTATTTGTATTAGTTCCATCCATGTACTGCAAATCATACCCTTTGTATTGTGGATATACAGCATTATCATTTTCCATAAATTCTTTAAGTTGTTTTTGTACTATCTCTCTATATGTTTTCTGAAAGTTTTCATCAGATGCTTTAACTTGGTCTAGAACTAATTTATATTTTGCTCCATTACTCTTTTTATAACTTTTTGCTGCATAAGAAAGTAGTTCTCCATACTGCTCATATAAATTATCGATTAATTTTTTTATATTAGAATTATTTAATTGCAATCTTAATACTTCGCTACTTTTAAAAGTTTTATTTAGCTGTAAATTTCCTATTACAACTCCCTTATATAAGTTTCCTAGTATTGGATATTCTTCCGGAGTATAACTATCAGCGCAATATAAATTATCATTTACATCAACTAATATACATTCATTTTGATATATCATTTTTTCAATGGCTTTATGCCAAAGTTGACTGCTATTTTCATTTGCATTAGGTGACACATTTAAAATATAATAAAGCTTATTTTTTACTTCTTGATTATTTTCATATACTTTTATTTCACACTTAGCTATTGCATTCGCTATAAGAGATATAGCTGTTTGTATAGCTAACTCCTTATAATATATTTCTTGTATCTTTTCCTCTATTATATTTTCGGTTATTTCACCCTTTTCATTTTTAACATTCCCTAAAAAGTCCATAAACCATGTTTTTATACTCACAATTTCCTCACCTCCTTTTAGAATATAATAGGAGGCATAAAGAATAATTCATTATTATCTTCATCCTCCAATACATCTTGAGCAGCAATCATAGCATGGACAAATGCCATGAATCCATCTGTTTTCCTTGATTTAGGCTCTATCTTATCGTATACATAGTTACCTAAATTCTTATCCGTTAGTTTAGTATTATTAGTAAACCACCTCATAAGTGGGTTATCTCCCCACACTATTTGGTGATTATTAAATAAACTATCTATTACTGGTACAATTTTCATAATATCACTAGGTCTAATTATTTTTACTTGTTCTTTATTTGTTGCATCTATCCCAATGTTCTTCATAGATTTACTTAACAAAGCCAACCTAAAATTATCTACTCCTAATTTAACAAAATTATATTTTATTAGCTGTTCTTGTATCCATTCTGTGGCCATATCTGGATTAATTTCTATGTCATCAACTATAGTTAATAATCCTTGCTCTGACCATTCTTCTAAAGGTGCTTTTATTCTGTCCTTATCTCTAGAATTAGTACAAAACCAGCTATGACTAACCCAATAATATATGCCACCTTTTAAAAAAAGTAACCCTACACTCATCATGTCATTTACCTTTGTATAGTCAATTCCAATAGTGCAGCTTGCTCCCTCAAGGTTTGGTATATCTTTATTTGTCGATAATATATTTTCCCATGAAGTTACTTCAATATCTTTTGAACCTTTTGGAATATTCATCCTCTTGGTCATAAAAGCATTATTTACATAAGGATTAATCTTATAATCTGCATATTCTTTTTTCATCTGTTCCATTAATGAAGGTCTATAAGGTAAAGAAGGGTTTGCTTTTGCCCAGTTATCTGGATTATCAACTTCTTTTTCTTCATCCAGCTTACAAATAAAAGGGAGAAAGCCATTATCCTCGACTTCTCCCTTTAATATCATTATTGCTTTTTCTAATAAATTATCCAGTGGACCATCCCTTACATCTCCATTTGTTGTTATGTAAGTTCTTCTTGGATTATCTTTTTTACCTAAACCTGTAGTAAATACATTTATATTTGCCCAGTTTTGATAAGCATGTATTTCATCAAAGTCAACTTTACCTGAACGCAAACCATCTTTCCCTTTTGGATTATTAGTTCTAAACTTTATTTTACTTTTAGTCTTAAGATTTATAATTTCTTCCTTATTCCAATAGAAATTCCTTTTCATTTTTTTTGTATATTTAGGATCTTCTAATATATTATATATATCATTAAATGTTGTTTTAGCTTGGTCTTCTGAGTTAGCTGATATATCTATATCGTAATTTTTTATTCCATGAGTAGGAGTAATTAAACAAAAGTCCTCATAAGCTAAATAAGCATTTTTACCAGAGCCTCTTCCAACTAAAATAAACAAGTCAGCAAATCTAGGTAATCCATTTTCTTTAAATACACAGTTATGTAAAACAAATAAAAATTTCTCCCATGGGAATAAATTAAAAGGAAAGTATTTCTGATAAGAAAAATATTTTTCTACTTTTTCTTCATCTATTATTAACTTTTCATTATCAAATATATTTTTTATGAACTTGGATAATAATTTTTGTTCTTTACACATTGGAAATACTTCATTATCAATAATATCTAAGTATTCTTTGATATATTTATTATAATTCATCGTCATCACCACTGTCTGCTACAGTAGCTTTAATTCCTAGTTCATTTAAAAGTTTAAGCATTTGAGCATTTGTCTTATTTAATTCTCCTACACTGTCATTTCTTTTATAACCAGATTGCCCTCCGCCATTATTGTATTTTACATTTACTCCTCTTTTATTTATATCTTCTATAAGGAGTGATTTTGTTATCCAAAATGCCATATAATCTTCTACTAAATCTCTAAACTGTTCTCCATACGTGCCATTTCTATCTAACTGGTCTAATAAATCTTGTCTAATTTTATTATATTTTTCACTGCTTTTTAATTCTTGTACAGCTTTTCTATCTGCCATTTCACCACCTCCTTATAGTAATATCAGCACACCCACCCTCATGTGAGTTTTATAAATTTTCGTTTTGTCTTCTACCCTCCCCCGTTGAAACGCCTCCCTTTTTTAAAAATGGTTAGGGGGGAGTGGGGGGTAAAAATTTTCACCATCGCTCTTCATTTTTAAATTTATTTTTATTTCTATTATTATTTTCTATCTTCTCTGGGTGTAATTTGTTGTGACAAGCTGGACAAACTGCAATAAGATTTTTATATTGTTTTCCTTTATATGTATAATATTTTGATAGTGCAAGCTCTGGATGTTTCCTTACAAACTGGACATGATGAACAGTATTAGCTTTAGTGATCTTTCCTTTCTTCTTGCACTCTTGACATTCATAATGTTGTTCTCTTAGTACTTCTTCTTTAATATGTCTAAACTCTATAGACTTATAGAACTTCCATAATCTATCCGTGTCTATCAATTTATTAATCCATTGGACTAATTCAATCGTATTCATTCTATTTCAATCCTTCCAACATATCCCTTAGTTTATTATAATATGTATTATTATTTGTAATTCTTATTAAACTTTCTATCTCCCATGCTCTTGGCGTATTCGGAAGTTTCTTTCTAATACATAAGTCCACTATACTCTTAGCCTTATTAAATGAATGTACATGAGTATGGCCTTTCTCAAATGGCTTATTAGTATTATGTACAATATATCCATCACTAGCTTTGTATATGCTATATTCCTTGCGTTGAAATATCTTTCTACTTCCTGCTTTCTTATTATGCTTTGGTATTTGTTTCATAATATTTTCATACTTCCATAATTTCTTTGGAACTTCATCTCTATCTGCTATAGTTCCTGCATCAATCCATTTCATACCAATCACACCTTTTAACAAAATAAAAAAGAACACTAAATTATTAGTGTTCTTTGTGGGAGTAATGAATAAAAAACAATCATTAGAAGGTTTCCAGAGTTGCAC